CACGCTGAGTGGCTACAAGGTCGTCTTCGTGCCGTTCGCGAACGGGCGCCCGGCCGGGCCGCCGCGGGATATTCTGTCGGGGTTCCTCGCACCGGACGAGCGGGAATCCTATGGACGACCGGTCGGGGTAACACTCGGTCCCGACGGCTCGGTTCTGGTGGCGGACGATGTTGGCGATGTGATCTGGCGCGTAACGGGCGAGCGGCAGGGCTGAGCGAGCCCGCGACAGCTTATGTCGGAGAACGGGAGGAAGCGCTATGACAGAGGCAAGCGGACCCGCCTCTGAAATCGCCGCGCCGCACTGGTTCAATACAAGAGAAACAATTAACGTTCGCCGTCTACACCGAGCCTCTTTGCTATCTCTGTATCTTCCGCGGAGAGAATGCGGCTGTGCGACCAACAGGGATCGTGATCAATTGACGGATGAGCAGGCGCCTCAGAGAGTTCCATAACCGCCCATTCTGCGAATTCGTCTCGCGCTTGTTTTCTTATTAGAATCACTATCAAAGCGTTTGACGGACTGTTCGCTGCAGGCGCAGCCGGAGAAGCCTATGGACGAATCGACCTCACGACGCCGAGGACGTCCCTCGCAGTCAAAGACAGTGCCTTCAGATCTTGGCGCCGAAATCTGGGCTCGAGTCCAAATTTATCGCATCAAAGAGCGGATACTGACCAGAAAAACACCCTCAGTCGCTAAGACCTGTGCGGCCTTAATGGCCGGAGGGGGAATTCGATCGGCTGTCGGCGGCAGTCCTGAGGTCTTGGCGCGTACGAATCTAGCTAGAAAAACGCGCTGGCGCCGGTTCCGATTAAGCGAGAGCGGCCCCGGCTTAATTTTCGACACCGACGGAACCGTCTTTATCAGCCATCATATCGAAAGTGCGGGTGCCTTGCATGCTCGGTATAGCGAGGCAAACAAACTGGCGAAGGCAGACCCCTTGGTGCGACTGGCCTGGATGAACCAGGCCCGGCAAATGATGGGCCGCCCGCTCAAAAAGCCTCGGTGGGCGAATCCTTGGGAACCCCGATCTTGGCGGGTGAAGGCGGACGGCACTTTTATTTTGGCTAGGAATTGATCGTAGACTTTTGCCTCACGAATGAAGGTACTTGAGGAGCTCCGTCAACTAACCGGAGCGGCCCAATGACCAACCTCCACAAGAATCTCAGCAAACTACCGGTTCCCGTTCCTCTGCTTCCGTTCAGCAATGAACTGTCGCGGATCACGGTTACGTATCGCGCGACGGTAGAACTGACTGTAGCGTTGGACAATCCACGGGTGCACACGCCGCGCCAGATCAAACAGATCGCCCACAGCATTAGCGTCTTCGGCTTCCTGATCCCAATCATCATCGACGAGGCCGACCGCGTTCTCGTCGGCGTCGGTCGCCTGCTGGCGGCACGCAATCTCGATTATAGCGAGGTGCCGACGATCCAGGTCACGCACCTGAGCGAGGCCCAGAAAAAAGCATTCGCCATCGCCGACAACCAGCTCGCTGCGATCGCGAAGTGGAATGATCCAATCCTGGCTGAGCAGTTGAAAGCACTGTCGATCATCAATCTCGACTTTGACATCGAGGTAACCGGGTTCGAGCCGGCTGAAATCGATCTGCGGATTGAATCGATTAACCTCGATGTCGACGACTCTGATCCGGCTGACATCCTGCCTGCAGCAACGACCGGCGAGCCGGTATCCCACCTCGGTGACATCTGGAAACTCGGCCGCCATCGGCTCCTCTGCGGTGACGCGCTCGACCCCGTTGCCTACACCACGCTAATGCGCGGCAACAAGGCCGACATGATCTTCACTGACAGCCCTTACAATGTGAAAATCGATGGTCATGCGACCGGGCTTGGCGAAAATCGCCACCGGGAATTCGCGATGGCGTCAGGCGAGATGACCTACGCCGAATTCCAGAATTTTCTGCTCAGTGCTTGCCTCCTGCTCGCCCGTCATTCCTCAGATGGTTCTATCCACTTCTTCTGCATGGACTGGCGCCATTCCGGCGAACTGCTCGCAGCGGGCCGCACGGTGTATTCCGAACACAAGAACACCTGCGTCTGGGTAAAGTCCAACGCCGGCATGGGCTCGCTCTACCGCAGCCAGCATGAGTTAGTGTTTGTGTTCAAGAACGGCCAAGCGCCCCATCGCAACAACGTGCAACTCGGCCGCTTCGGCCGCTATCGCAGCAATGTCTGGAACTATCCCGGCGCCAACTCAATGGGCCGCGGCACTGAGGAAGGAAACTTGCTTGCACTGCACCCGACAGCCAAGCCGGTCAAGCTTGTGGCCGATGCCATCCTCGACTGTTCCGCCCGCGGTGACCTTGTCCTTGATCCGTTTCTGGGCAGCGGCACCACCTTAATGGCGGCGGAACGTGTCGGCCGACGCTGTTACGGCATCGAGATCGACCCGCTTTATATCGACACCATCATTCGGCGCTGGCAGGCGCAGACCGGAGATGATGCCGTTCATGAAGCCACCGGCCGCCGTTTCAACGATACGATCACGGAAGGCCATCGCCATGACCGAGCGTAAACCCCTTACCAGCGTGGGCTACGCCGTACCGCCGAAGACGAGCCAATTCAAGAAGGGGCAGTCTGGGAATCCCAAAGGCCGCAAAAAAGGATCTGTTGCCCTCTCCACCCTCATCCGAAAGTCCGCCAAGGAACGGGTCATTGTTCAGGAGAACGGCACGCGCAAGAGCATGACGAAGGACGAAGCAGCGTTGAAGCAGCTGTTCAACAAGGCCGCTTCCGGCGATCAGCGCGCAATCAAGCTGATGGCTGACTTAATGAATTTGCACACGGCGGGAGCCGAGCCCGCCACTCCCCGGTTTACTTTAACCGACGCTGACCGCGAGGTCTTGGCGCAGATGATTGACCGCGCGCGGCGCCAAGGTGACCCAGATAACAATGCCCAGTGATAGCGAATTGTATCGCCAGGCTTTGCTGCTGGATTTTCTGGGTTTCAATCATCGATGTTTTCGGGAGATCAATCCGACGACGGCGTTTGACCCGAACTGGCATATTGAAGTGATGGGCGCCGCGCTTGAGGACTGCCGTCACGGCAGGAACCGGCGGCTGATCATCAATGTGCCGCCGCGCTCCCTCAAATCCTTGACGGCTTCGGTCGCGTTTCCCGCTTGGCTGTTAGGTCACAACCCCTCGACCAAGATCATCTCGGCAAGCTATGGCCAGGATCTGTCCGATAAGCACGCGCGCGACTGCCGCCAGATCATGAACAGTCAGTTCTACCGCGAGCTGTTTCCCTGCTGCCAGTTATCCGACCGGCAGGCGGTCCAGGAATATGAAACCACCGCTGGCGGCCTGCGGTATTCGACGTCCGTGGGCGGACCCTTCACTGGCCGCGGCTCGGATTTCATCATCATTGACGACCCACTCAAACCTGAACAGGCCCTGTCGGATCGCGAACGGGTCAACGCTAACAATTGGTTCAGCAATACCGTACGCACCCGGCTGGACGATCAGCGCACCGGCGTCATCATCATTATCATGCAGCGGTTGCACATGGATGATCTCGTTGGCCACGTCATGCAGAGTGACCAATGGAAGATGCTTAGATTCCCCGCCATTGCCGAGGAACGCGAAGTGCATGTCATCGACACGATTCACGGTCGCAAGACATTTGTGCGCGAAGCCGGAGAAGCCCTGCACCCGACCCGCCAGTCGCTCGAAGTTCTCAAAGAACTCGAAAAGTCTATGACTCCGTACGACTTCTCGGGCCAATACCAGCAGGCGCCGGTACCATTGGACGGTGGAATGGTGAAGTACGACTGGTTCCAGTATTTCGATCGTAACGACCCGCCGGGATTCGATCGGATCGTGCAAAGCTGGGATACCGCCAGCAAGCCCGGCAACCTCAATGACTACAGCGTATGCACGACGTGGGGAATTGCAAGCAGCAAATTCTACCTGCTGAACGTTTATCGTGAACGAGTTGGATATCCGGAACTCAAGCGGGCAGTGGTGGAACAGGCCCGCTCATTTCGGCCGGATGCTATCCTCATTGAAGACAAATCCTCCGGTACCGCACTAATCCAGGATCTGGTCGCTGACGGCCTTCGCAACATCCTCGGGTACAAGCCCAAAGATGATAAAATCATGCGGATGCACACGCAAACAGCAACGATCAAGAATGGATTCGTATTCGTTCCAACGCACGCGCACTGGCTTGCCGAATATCTGCACGAAATGACGTCGTTCTATTTTGGGAAGTACGACGATCAAGTAGATTCGACTTCGCAATTTCTCGATTGGTCCAAAGTCATCGAGCCGGCCATTATCACGCACGCGCGAATGGAAGTCGAAAGGCAGCAACGCCCGGCCTACGCCACAATAAAGATGAAGCGGCCGACTAACGGTTCAAGTACAATTTATTTTATGAACGGTGACCGAGCGGATGTCTCGGCGGATGGCATCCTTTGGGTGAAACCAGAAGATGTTGGCCCGCTGATCCAGCAAGGCTGGACGCGCATCGAATAAGTCATTGGCGCTCAGACCGCTAGAAATTACTTGGCCACACTGAAATCGTCGTACCCGAATTGCTCGCAGATGCCGTTGAGCCACCGAGGATCAAGCGCGTTAGGTTCTCTGTTCGGCGGCTAACGCCGAAGCGCAAGAAGCCATAAGATTGCTCACAATCCGCTCGACTTCCCCGCGGGAAGGAGCGTGTGTGGTGTTACCGAAGCATATCCGTCTTAGAGATTTGACTGATCCCTCCCGCCCGCGATGACACTTCCGCGTGCTCGTGTCAGTGGCAGCACCTGATGCTGTCGCTGATCCAAGGGAGAGCCAGATGGCCACCAGCAAATCGAAGTCCAAATCCGCAAAGACGCCTCACAAATCAAGACGCCCCGCCAAGAGCAGCATTCCCGCCCGATCAAAGCGCGCCGGTACGTCCAACACCGCAGTTTCCAAAGCGGTATCCTCGAAACCACCTGCGTCATCGTCATCCAAACAGTCGGCAGTGCTGAAGATGCTTTACGAACCGAAGGGCACCACGATCGCCGCGATCATGAAGGCGACCGACTGGCAGCAACATTCGGTCCGCGGCTTCTTCGCTGGCGTAGTCAAGAAGAAGCTCGATCTCAATCTCGTCTCCGAGAAATAGACGGACAACGCGTCTATCGGATCGCCAAATCTGGCACGGCGCGGTAATGGTCATGCAGCAGGCCGCGTCCGCTCAACCTACCGACCCTGCCGTCGAGGCCGAGCTGGATCAGCTGGCAACGATGCCAATCATCCAGTTGCGGGTGAGATACCGGGAAGTGTTTCGGACCGATCCGCCGAAGGCGTTCGGTCCGGATCTGCTCCGCCGCAGCATCGCGCATCGGATTCAGGAGAAGGCCTATGGCGGCCTCTCCCGCTCGGCGCAGCGCCTGCTCGATCAGATGATGAAGGTATATGCCGCCAAGCCGAACGGCAGGATCGTGCTACCGCGTCGGATCAAGCCGGGCTCGGTCCTTGTCCGCGAATGGAAAGGCAAGAGCCACCGCGTCATGGTGCTGGCGGATGGGTTTGCCTATGATGGGGCGACCTTCGGCAGTCTCTCCGAAATCGCAGGTCTCATCACCGGCACACGGTGGAACGGCCCGCGGTTCTTTGGTCTGCGGTCCAAGATGCAAGAGAGCGACGAGCCTACGGCTCCCGACAGGCCCAAGGGCGCAAAGCGGAAAGCTGAGGCAGCCCGTTCGAGTAATCTAGGCGGCGGAAGCGCCTATCGGCAGCGGAACCATGCCGGTGCCGTTAAATCCATTTCGACCGGCGGTCGCCATGGCCGCTAGTATGACAAAGCCGGTCCGCTGTGCCATCTATACCCGCAAATCCACCGAGCATGGTCTGGAACTGGAGTTTAACTCGCTTGATGCCCAGCGGGATGCTTGCGAGGCCTATATAAAGAGTCAGGCCTCGCAGGGCTGGCGGGCCCTCCCCCAGCATTATGACGACCCCGCTTATTCCGGCGGCAATCTCGACCGCCCCGCCCTCCAGCTATTGTTGAAGGATATCGATGCCGGTCGGGTCGACGTCATCGTCGTCTACAAGATCGACCGTCTAACGAGGTCGCTGGCCGACTTCGCCAAGCTAGTCGAAGCCTTCGACGCCAAATCGATTTCGTTCGTCGCGGTCACCCAGCAGTTCAACACCACGACCTCCATGGGGCGACTGACCCTCAACGTCCTGTTGTCCTTTGCCCAGTTCGAGCGTGAGCTGTCCTCTGAGCGGGTCCGAGACAAGGTCGCAGCCTCCAGGCGCAAAGGCAAATGGATGGGCGGTACGGTGCCCCTTGGCTATGACGCCATGGACAAGAAGTTGGTCATCAACAAGATCGAGGCAGAGACTGTCCGATATATCTTCAAGCGCTACCTGAAACTGCAGAGTTTTGGAAAGCTGGTGGAGGATCTCGACAAGATGGGCGTCGTCACCAAGCGGCGGGACACCAAGGTGAAGAAGTTCAACGGCGGGATTCCCTTCACCTATGGTCCCCTCGCCCATTTCCTCAAAAATCGGGTTTACGTTGGCGAGACCGGTCACAAGGACAAACGGTTCCCCGGCGAGCAAGCGGCCATTATCGAACGCAAGACCTTCGATCAGGTCCAGCAGCTTCTCGCATCGAAACCCGCCGGCCGAAAGGCCCGTCGTACCGCGAGCGAGGCGCTACTGATGGGCAAACTCTATGACGACCGCGGCAACCGCATGAGTCCGAGCTTTTCCAGCAAGAACGGTGTGCGCTATCGTTTTTACGTCAGCTCGGCACTGTTGCGAGGAAGGAAAGCCGAAGCCGGATCGGTAGGACGCGTCTCTGCCACAAAAATTGAGAGCGTAGTCCTTACCGCCCTTCAACCACATCAAGGACGGGAGGAAGCGAACAACGGGTACGACCCCTTTGGAGTCGTTGGACGCGTTGTCATCGCCCGCGATCACCTAATGCTGACGATCGCTAGCTCTGCTACCACCGACATGGACGGAACGACCGCGGAGATAAGGATTGCCTGGTCACCCAAGACGACGGATCCGGCACCCGCAATAGGCAGCAATGATGTCCAGCAGGGCACGCATAACGAGGTGCTAGTCCAGTCAGTTGTTCGCGCTCATGCCTGGGCGCAATCGCTTCGAGATGGAACGTACCGGTCCGTCGAGAACCTCGCCGAGGCAAACTGCCTGCATCCAAAGGTCGTTCGCCAGGCGCTCCGGCTCGCATTTCTTTCGCCGGAAGTAACGTCACCGATTTTGGAAGGCAGGCAGCCTGCAGGCCTCTCGCTGGGGCAAATCCCAAAACTGCTTCCGTTGCCGTGGGCGGAGCATCGGCACTTGCTCGGCTGATTTTCGGGGATCGAATGTTATGGAATTTCGAGCAGCGAGAGGCAATGATCGTAAGGGTTTTTGAGGTCTGATACCGGTCGGTGGTCATCGATTGCTTCTATCGAGGG